AGGACTCTCTCGGAACCCAGCCTTATGAAGGCTGCATAACCGTTTGTGAGTAATACTCATAAACAACATTGACAGTAGCCAGGTCAACATTGGTATTAGTGATAGAGAATCCTTTCGGATTGCTCCCTATCAGTACTAATGTATTGGTTGCATCTACTACCTTTTGGTTTCAGAAATAAGTCAAATTATTCCTAAAACCAGCTGGTAGGAGCATAAGAGGCTTAGAGCCTGCCGGTCTTCTTACGAAGAACAGCGGAATTCTATACCCATATGTTGCTTCCAATTTTTATTAACTCATTATGAAGATTGTTTCAAAGTTTTTTTAATTCTTTTAAGCATATCTTCTGAGTTGGGCTAATGAAAATCCTTTCTTTTAACTTGATGGAAGTTATATAAAGGATAGGGACGATATAACACTAGGTTATGTAATGGATATCTACAAATCTGCCTGTTTAGACTAAGGTCTATATGGGTCTGTTTGAGCTCTACCAGACGTAGCTGGGTTTCTTGGGGCATTGCTTAGGTCATCTATTGTTTCTAATAGTAGTTTGATACGGCAAATGGGTTATATTGGTCAAGTACTGCGAAGTGGGTTCTAACGAACTCTGGCTCCGGTACGACTCTATCTTTTGTGATGACTTGTTTAAGTTCTTGTTGGTTTAATATAATTTAACATATCTATGATTTTTAAAAATATTAAAGTCCTCAAGAAATCAACTAGGAGCTTAAGCTCCATTAAGTCTATCTCTAAAAAGATCCCGAAAGAAAAGGTTAGAAGTCCGGGTGATAAGATTATTTTTTTCTCAATCACCAAGGCTTTCAAGGACATCATGTGTTCAGGTGGAATGGTTTCTCTTGACAACTCGTTTGAGTTATCAGTGCTTTTTCGCCGGTTAGGATGGAGACTTTTGTCTGCTTCCTTTCCTGCTAAAAAAGTAAAGTTCACTTCACGCTTAAGAACTATGGGTAATTTCGCCAAACATTTACTTAGTCTTCGTAGAAGACATGGGTCCATGTTTGTAGTGAAATATCTAAAAGCTAGCCAATTGGCAGTGCAAAAATTTATAGCAGGTACTCCACTAACCTCTCTTAGAGAAGTTGGTGGGGATTTACCCTTCCGTCGCCTAGACAGTAGAGGTCTACCTATGGTTATACCATATGTTGACCGTAAACTGATAGCTGCTGGAAGTCCATCTGTAATAAGGTGATGGTTAACTTTGTTTTCCATCTACCGTGTTATCAGGGTGCCTGGTCTCCTAAAACTAGGGACGATAACAGATACCTTGACCGTTCCTTACGATAATATCCTATCTATCGCTGATGAATTAAAGTTTATTGCTTTAAAGTATCAACATAGATTGGGTCCTATTGACAAAGATTCGGTTGATATGCTATTAATTGAAAAGGCTTCTCCAACCCATCGTAGTAGTTGAATTGGTTGTTTTATGGATGCCTATCTCCTAAAGGAGTTAGGTCTCTATAAGCACTTTGAGATTATTGCTAATGAGCTGGGTTTGTCCCGACTACTTTTAAGCTATAAGACTAGTTTACTTATGTTTGAAAGGGTCTCCCTTCTAAAAGGGGTAATGGGTAGTAAGGATGTCTTTAGTTCTTTCATAAAGGAAAAAACTGGAGATATACCTAGTCATTTGGGACAACTCTCCCTTAAAGAGGAAGCTGCAGGTAAGATCAGGGTCTTTGCTTTGGTTGATATATGGACTCAGTCCATATGTAAACCAATTCATGATTCTCTTTTTGCCTTCCTTAAGTCCTTACCCAATGATTCCACTTTCGATCAGCTAGCAGCAGTAAAGCGTTGCTTTACTAAAGCTGAGCAATCAAAGTTATCATTTGGTTATGATTTAAGTGCTGCAACCGATCGTCTACCTATTGATATCCAGGTTAAGATCTTAGAAGCCTTTTTTGGCCCTCTAGTATCCCAAGCTTGGAAGTCATTATTAGTGGATCGGGATTACATTCTTAAAACTGGAGGTGAGGTCAAGCATTTGAGATATTCCGTAGGGCAACCTATGGGAGCTCTCTCAAGCTGGGCCATGCTGGCAGTTACCCATCACTTGATAGTCCAACTCGCCTATCGTAGAGTTCGTTTTAGCAGAACTTGATACGATAATTACGAGCTATTAGGAGATGATATTGTTCTTTTTGATAAGGATGTAGCAACTTCTTACTTAGATATTATGTCTAAGTTAGGGGTTGAGATAAATTTATCCAAAAGTGTAATATCAGACCGACCCGCCTTCGAATTTGCAAAGGTAACCGGTCTAAGAGGTAAGGATGTGTCAGCGCTACCTTGGAAAGCTTTTATAAGCCAAAACTCCATGATGGGTAGAGTGAATATTCTCTTTGCATTGTTGCAAAGGAATATCTGCTCCAAATCATGGGTTAATTGGTTTACGAAGGTTAGTAAACATAAAAAGAGCTCTCCAGGAGACGTCAATTTCTCCTTGTTAGCTCTCTGATCTATGTTTGCTTCTTCCAAGAAAGTCCCAATGGTGACGGTTTTCCAGAGTTTATATGATCTGGATAATCCGGGTAAAAAGTTTTATAAGGCGATATTACTTAATGCCAATCTTGATTTTGTCAAGGTTTGTATAGGTAATATTCTTAAAGATAAAGCTCCAGGTGTTCTTAGTAGTGAGAAGCTTAAAAAGCTTTTCAAAACTGAGTCTGCCTGACTCAAAATAGCATTATCAAAACCTTTATTGGTCCATAGTTTTAAATCAAACTTTGGCCAACCGAGGTCTAGTGATGTTATGGCCATGGAACTAGCGTCTAAAATATTGGAAAACTCTGAGCCTTTTTTAAAACAATTCTCTCATGTTTTTACTTATAACTTCGATCCTTCGTGATCTGATAGTGAACAAGTAATTAATGGAGGTTGGTTATTCTTATATAGTCTTCTTAGAAATAAGTTTGACATTTTGAATAAAAATTTAGGTAACCAGTCATACCATACGGTTGAGATTGATCAATTAATTTTATTACTTGATGATCTAGACCGTGTTAATGAACTTGGTTTGATCTTAGATAGAGCAATTGCTAAATCTAAGGGATCAATGGAGAACACCCAAAGGAAAGATTCGCCGTTGAAAGTAATTAAGGTTCTACTTTCAATGAAACGAATGCGACCTAACTGGACATATAATCCAGGTAGTTATTAGGTGGAACAGGAAATCAACCACTCCTTAGTGGGTTGAAATTGTTCTGGGATAGAGACGGGAGAGGAAATATATATTTCCATTCTTTATTTATTCTGGGACGTTTAAAGGGTTTGATTAGTTAGCAATAACTAAGGGTTCC